GTTCTCCTGGCTTTACAACCCAAAAGCCGTAGATAATAAGTTAAGTTCATTTTACGACAGAGACTTTGTGCTGCAAAAATACTTTGATGGAAGCCATGTTCAAACTTTTTTCGGCAGAGACATACCTGCAGATGATCACCATGCGTTGAACTACATAATTCAGAGCACAACTAGTGACTTGTTTCTTCGAAGAGTTTTGGAGGTTGATAGGTTTTTGAAAGATAAAAAATCTGATATCTGCTTTACAATTCACGACAGCCTAGTTATTGATCTTGCAGAGGAAGAGAAGTATCTAATACCAGAGATTAAAAAGGTATTTTCAGATACTGAACTAGGCACGTTTAAAGTCAATATTTCTGCCGGCAAGGACTTCGGCAACATGAAAGAGCTTAAATTATAAGAGTGAAAGATTAGATGGATACAATAATAGGATTAGGATCAGCCGGCTGCAATATTGCAGACAAATTCTCGGCTTATAACCAGTATGAGGTATATAAAATAGACGTTGGGCTCAAGGGTCTCAAAAAAAATGGCATATATGACATGCCATGGCAATGCAATGTTGAGCGATATGAAGACAAGTGCCCAAACATGAAGAATTTCTTTAAAAATGTAAAGGGAGAGGTTCTTTTTATTGTCTCTGGGGCGGGGAACATATCCGGTGCGACTTTGAGAATATTAGAAAGGCTGAAGCACTGCGAAATTAACGTTTTATATATCGAGACAGATCTGGAACTCCTTCAGCCAACAAAAGTGGCGCAGGAAAGGACAGCCTATTATGTATTGCAGGAATATGCCCGCTCTGGTGTGTTTAAAAACTTGTATTTGGTTAGCAATATTGCAACAGAAGAACATCTCGGAGATATTCCACTAAATGAGTATCATGACAGGATCAACGATATGATTGTTTCGACCATGCACATGCTGAACGTATACAATAATATTGATTCAGAATCAGACACTTTTGGGCAAGTGTATGAAACAGCCAGGATTGCCACTATAGGTCTTTTGGATTTTGATAATAATAACTTAAAAACGTTTTTTCCACTTGACAAAATAAAAGAGACGCGCTATTATTATGCTATAAACAAAGAAAAGGTAGAGACAGACGGAACTCTTTTCAAGAAAATTAGAAAACAGGTAAAAGAGGCTTCGAAAGAGACAAAAACAAGTTATGGCATATTTTCAACAAATTATGAAGAAGATTACGGATACGTGGTACAGTACAGTTCCACAGTTCAGCATCGTGAAAAAGAAAAATTACTTTTTAGCTAATTTGCTCTTGACAAATTAAATTAGCTGTGTTACTATAGTAGCAGCAGAATAAGAGATTAGTTATTCTGACTTTACTCAAAACAAAGGAGAAATCATGGGTATTGATATTTCAAAAATTAAACAACGTATGAACAAATTGCAGAACAAAGGAAACGGTGATTCCCGTTTCTGGCGACCTGAGGATGGAGAGACGGTAATTCGTCTTGTTCCAACCGCAGATGGCGATCCTTTTAAGGATTATTGGTTTCATTATAACCTGGGAAAGAACCCTGGGTTCCTTAGTCCAAAGAAGAACTTTGGAGAGGATGATCCACTTGATGGCTTTATCCGTCAGCTCTTCAATGAGGGCACTGACGATAGCATCAAAATGGCCAAAAATCTAATGGCTCGTCAGAGATTCTTCTCTCCCGTTATCGTGCGAGGAGAGGAGGACAAGGGTGTCCGTGTCTGGGGCTATGGCAAGATGGCTTATGAAAAGCTTTTGAGCCTTGTTCTTAATCCAGAATACGGAGATATTACAGATCCAGATCAGGGTACGGATCTTGTGATTCATTATGGGAAGCCAGCTGGGGCTTCATTCCCTCAAACCAAGATTACTCCACGCCGCAAGAGTTCTCCACTTAGTGAAGACTCTGCAACCGTTGCGGAATATCTTGATACGGTTCCCGACTTCACTGATCTTTTCGACAGAAAAAGTCCAGATCAAGTCGGAGCCCTTCTGGAAGAATATCTTTCGGGAGATGAGAGTGCTGAAGAGCGCTCCGAAGAGACATCCAAGTATGGACAAGCAGACAACGACACTGTGTCGGATGTCGATGCTGCTTTTAATGACCTTCTTGGAAGTTAAGCCGGTTTCCGGCTAATACGGGGCGGGCCTGGTTTCTTTTCCTCCTAATTAGGCCCGCCCTTTTTATAAAAGACCTCTGGTCGCAAAAAAGGCGGAAAAACTCAAAATAAAAGGAAAAATAATCATGAGTGAAACAACAGTAAAAAATGGACAGAAGGTGAGTGTGCACTATGTAGGCACTTTAGATGATGGTACAGAGTTTGATAATTCGCGCTCCAGAGGAGATGTTATTTCTTTCGAGGTAGGATCAGGACAACTAATTTCTGGTTTTGACAGCGCATTGCCAGGAATGGTAGTTGGAGAGGTTAAGAGCGTGTCGTTGACCCCGGAAGAAGCCTATGGAAATGTTAACCCGGAGGCAATTGAGACAGTCCCAAAGAACGTTTTTCCTCCTGGCATGCCACTTACAGTCGGAGGAATGGTTCAAGGAACTGCGCCAACAGGACAGCCTGTCATCGCTAGAATTGATGCTATCGAGGGAGAGTCAGTTACTTTAGATATGAATCACCCTCTGGCAGGCAAGAATTTGAATTTTGAGATTGAGCTTGTAAGTATCGAAAACTCAGATAATAATGAAGAAAACGAAGGAGGTGAATAATGAGTATTCAAGAAAAACTTAAACAATCAGATTTATCAGCAGACACAAAGGTAAACCTTATCTTTGAAGATGGAGAAGATGTAATTCATGCCTGGGATGGCTATGAAGAAGCAGTATATGAGAGCACAGGTGTTGCTAAGCAACTAGCACAACTCGTAACTGATCCAAGTTTTAAGGACAACGATGTGCTTGACGAGATGAGGGACTATGAACTTCTAGAGGATTATCCTCGTGATGGTAGTGGTTTCACGGATTTTGTTGAGGAGGTTATCAAGGAAACTAACTCTGACTATGAATGGTTTGAGAAGTGGACAGAGAACTATGATCACAAGCGTGGCTTTATGAACGTATACGCAAAAGTAGGCACAACAGTTGAGCAAGTTCTTAATGCTAACCCAGACACTGTTTCTGGATGGAAGGCAGAGGTCACTACAGATCTCGGAACCACTACGGTGGAGTGTTAAAGGAGGGTAAAATGAGATTATTTAGTATTTTTTTATTATCAATTGCAGCCATGGCCTGTGTGATCGAGCTAGCCCCCTCTCTTGAGGGGGATGCTGATACATCGACCGCGACCGCCAAAGACGTCGAAGTAGATGTTGCCCCATCAGAGACAGATTCAGAAGATGTGTTTGTAATTGACACCGTTATTGTGGAGCCAACCACAGACGCCACAGAAGAATAGGAGGAGTTAATGGCCAGAGCAAAAACAAAAAACGCTGGCAAGCTGTCAATTTCTGACATGCGCGCCTTAATTAATAAAAAAGCAGGTGTCTCTGTAGCACACAATTTAACAGAAGACAACCCTACACAAGTCACTGACTGGATCCCAACGGGTTCTCGATGGCTAGACTCTATTATTTGTAGAGGGCAGCTGTCGGGGATCCCTGTTGGTAAGATCACAGAGATCGCAGGCTTAGAAGCCTCTGGGAAGAGCTATATGGCTGCGCAGATTGCAGCCAATGCGCAAAAGATGGGGATTGATGTCATCTATTTTGACTCAGAGTCAGCTATCGATCCAGGGTTCCTATCTAGGGCTGGCTGCGACCTTGAGAAGTTGCTTTATATTCAGGCTCAGAGTGTTGAGTTCGTCTTGGAGACGATTGAAGATCTTTTGGGCAATAACGAAAATAGAATGCTTTTCATTTGGGATAGTTTGGCCTTGACACCAGCTGTCAGTGATATTGAGGGTGATTTTGACCCTCTTTCGTCCATGGCAGTCAAAGCTAGGATTCTTGCCAAGGGCATGAGTAAGCTCACGGTGCCAATCGCCAATAGTCAATCTACATTTTTGGTCTTGAACCAGTTGAAGACAAACATTACCCGTAGCCCTTCCGAAGCAATGGTCGAGCCCTATATGACTCCAGGTGGAAAAGCTATGATCTATGCTTACTCGCTGAGAGTGTGGCTAACCGGTCGCAAATCTAAAGCATCATACATCACAGATGAAAGAGGGTTTAGGGTAGGATCAGAGGTCAAAGCAACACTTAAGAAAAGTCGTTTTGGCACTCAGGGTCGTCAGTGTACCTTCAAGATACTGTGGGGCGATGAAATCGGAGTCCAAGATGAAGAATCTTGGTTTGAGGCAATTAAGAGTTCAAAGCACATGTCCTCGTCCGGAGCTTGGTATACTCTAGATATGGGTAACGGTCAGACAGTGAAGTTTCAGCCTTCTAAATGGAAAGAAAAGATTCAAGAAGAGGACTTCAAAGCTAGGATTCTCGAGTTGATGGACGAAGAGATCATTTTGAAGTTTGATAAAAGAGAAGGGTCTGCATCAGAATTCTATGACATAGAAGACGAAACTGAAAATGCCTGAAGAACAACCTGTTTCTTGGGAAGACAAGCTTTTAGATAAACTAGAAGAGCAATTCCCTAAAGATGATATAACAATAATTTACATCTACATAGGTCCAAAAAAAACAAAGCAATCATTACTGGTAAATCGGGAAAAGATTGGATTTTCTTGGTCCCCGCCTCTTGATAAGATAGAGACAGAGGACGTTTTCAATAAAATTTATGATGTTTGCGCTAAGGAGATAGAGAATGCAAAAAGAAAATAAAAACAGAGTGCTCGTAATCGATGCGTTAAACATGTACTTTAGATCCTACATAGTAGATCCAAGTTTATCAACGAATGGTCAGCCAATTGGAGGGGTAAAAGGCTTTTTAAAGATTTTGCAAAAGTTAGTTAGGGAGACAAAGCCGGATGAAGTTGTTGTGGTCTGGGACGGCCCTGGTGGGTCGCGAAAGAGAAAGACCATGAACAAAAACTATAAAGAAGGCAGGAAGCCCATCCGATTGAATAGGGGAATCAGGACTCTTTCGGAGAGGGAAGAACTAGAAAACAAAATCTGGCAACAAACCAGGCTTATGGAATATTTAAATGAACTTCCCGTGATGCAGTTGGTTTTGCCAGAAGTGGAGGCGGACGACATCATATCTCAGGTTGTGCAGTCGCACCATTACAAAGGTTATCAAAAGATTATCGTCAGCAGTGATAAAGATTTTTTTCAACTTTGTGACGATGAGACTGTTTTGTTCCGCCCTGTGCAGAAGGAAGTTTTAAACAAGAACAACATCATAGAGAAGTTCGGCATCCACCCAACAAACTTTGCTCTTGCTAGGGCAATCGCTGGAGACAAGAGTGATAACTTGGATGGTGTGCCGGGTGTTGGTTTGAAATCTCTAGCTAAGCGAGTTCCGTTGTTGTCCACGGAAAACTCATATGATGTCGAAACTTTGGTGCAGTGGTGCAGGGATGAGGAAGAAAAGAGCACTTTAAAGTTGTTCTCCAGCATTTCTGAAAATGAAGATTTAATCTTCGAGAACTACAAGATCATGCAATTGTATTGCCCAAACATCTCTGTGCAAGGCAAGAAAAAGGTTAACCACACGATTGAGGCTTTCGAGCGTCAATTTAATAAAACTGAGTTTATTCGCATGATGAATGAAGATGGCTTTGGTGTTTTTAATTGGAATGATCTTTTCGCCAACATGAAAAGAATATGCTTGACAAAGTAACACTAATAAGGTATAGTACTAACATGATGAGAGATATGGAAAGAGTAACGGAAGTTGTTTTGGCCGTGTTGAAAGATTTCAATCGCGATCAAACAAATATTTCTTCAGAAGCAGCCAGGTTAGCGATTGCAAAAGCAATTGCAGTTCAATTAGTAGATGAAACGCCCGTAGTTCAGTAGGTTAGAACGCCACTCTTATAAGGTGGAAGTCACTGGTTCAAGTCCAGTCGGGCGTACCAGAAACAGAAAAAAAGAGAGATTTTATGGGACAAGCCGACAAAGCATCATTATCAAAATACGGAAAGAACTTTCAAGAGAAATTTTGTCAGTTACTTTTGCAAGAAAGAACATTTTGTGATCAGATCCTCGAGGTATTTGATATTGAGTTCCTGGAACTTAAATACTTGCGTGTTTTTGTAAGCAAAATACTGGACTATAAAGAAGAATTCAATATTCATCCGTCTTTCGACACGTTGGCCACTATTTTGCGTTCAGATCTCGAAGATGAGAATGACGCAGTGCAAAAACAGACCAGAGACTTTTTTGCAAGAATCTACAAGTCAGATATGACTGTTGATGGCGAAGAATATATTAAAAAAACCTCGTTAGATTTTTGCAAAAAGCAGAAACTGAAGGAAGCAATGCTGAAGAGTGTAAAACTCTTGCAAAACTCTTCATTTGATGAGATGGCAGAGGTTATTAACAACGCCTTGAAGCTAGGAGCAGACAATGATTATGGCTATGATTATCTACAGGATTTTGAGGAGCGTTTCGTGGTCAAAGCCAGGGACCCGATCACAACTGGCTGGCGGCATGTCGACGAAATATGCAAAGGTGGGCTTGGTAAGGGAGAGCTTGGCGTAGTTATTGCCCCGACCGGTGCAGGTAAATCAATGGCTCTGGTTCATTTGGGAGCAAAAGCTCTACAAAAAGGAAAAAATGTTGTTCATTATACTTTAGAATTATCTTCAACTGTGGTAGCATCTAGATATGATAGTTGCATTACAAAGGTGCCACTACAAGACGTTTATAATTTTAAAGATTTGATTTACGAAAAAGTAAAAGATATTGATGGAAAATTAATCGTAAAAGAATATCCTACGAAGTCTGCGAGTCCCAAAACTATCAAGAATCATTTGGAAAAATTGAGACAACGTGGGGTCGAGGTTGATTTGATTATAATCGATTACGGGGATCTTCTTCGACCATCTATCATAAGGAAAGAAAAAAGACATGAACTAGAGACTATTTACGAAGATCTCCGAGCCATAGCACACGAACAAGAGTGTCCTATTTGGACGGCTTCGCAGACTAACAGGTCCGGATTAAACGCAGAGGTAATTACTATGGAGTCTATATCTGAAGCCTTCAACAAGTGTTTTGTTGCAGACTTCATTTTTACTATCTCTAGGACAGTAGAAGACAAAACGACAAATACGGGGAGGATGTTTGTTGCTAAAAATAGAAACGGCCCTGATGGGCTGGTTTTTCCCTTGAGTATGGATACATCAAACGTTTATATTGATGTGTTACGAAAAGTCCAGGAAAATGCAGGAGACTTAATTGTGAAAACAGCGAAAGAGCAAAAAGATGTACTAAGAGAGAAATATAAAAAATACATGAAAGGAGGCGCTCAATGACGTACAATGAAGAAGAAGTAAAGAAGGCAACGTTAGAATATTTTAATAATGATGAGTTAGCAGCAAATGTGTGGCTAACAAAGTATGGGCTAAAGAATAAAGAAGGTGAGTTTATCGAGAAAACTCCAGACGATATGCATAATCGACTAGCAGATGAATTTGCTAGAATGGAGGAGAAGTTTGGTGGAGATCTGGCGCTGACAAAGGAAGAGATCTATGATCTTCTAAAAGATTTTAAATACATTGTCCCTCAGGGGTCGCCAATGATGGGCATTGGGAACAACTATGTGAACGTCTCCCTTTCAAATTGTGTGGTCGTAGATTCCCCAGGGGACAACATCTCATCTATAATGGACTCAGGAAAGCACTTGGCGAATCTCTTCAAGAGACGTTGCGGTGTGGGTCTGGATATTTCAAGGCTTAGACCAGAGGGTACCTCCGTTAACAACTCTGCAGGGACCACCACAGGGGCTTGGTCTTTTGCTGACTTTTATTCTTATGTTTGTAGGATGATCGGTCAAAACGGCAGAAGAGGCGCTCTTATGATTACGATGGATGT